TCTCCAGTATCCATTCTTTGCAGTTAGTTCTAATTGTTTCTGTAAGAATGGTGGTATATCACCAGCAACAGCTTCAGATTTTAAACTCTGTCCAGTACCAGAATCTTTAGGTGTTGGGGGTAGATTAGGTTTAACACCATTTTCCTCTGCCCTTGGATTATAATATTTGTCTGGATTTGCCACATAGTCATTAATAACTGCGTTGTTTTCATTTTCAATAACATATTTTAGTTGAACTGGTGGTGATGGGCGAACAGGTGTTTGTAGATAACTAAACTGATTTGGTCTAGCTTCTCCTACTTCAATAAAAGATAATCCAGTTGCTTCGACTACCGCTTTATCTGCAACATTACCAAAGTCACCACGTGCATAGTCAAGACGCATATTACCATCACTCTGAAGCTGCATTGATGAAGATCCAGTTATCAATGTATTACCATCTGCAATTGCGTTTATATTTCCAGCAGTTTTAAATCCTAAATTGGCTGCTTCAACTATGTAGTTACCAGCGACTCTAGTTTTCATATCACCACCAACTGATAGATTTAAATCGCTGGCGACAGATATATCTGCTTGATTCTTAAGATTAATAACAGAGTGTCCTTCGACTTGTATGTCTGCGCTACCTTCTACTAATATATTAACACCATTACCAACAGTTAATATACAACGACCACCAATATATATTGAGCCATTATTATCAACTATAGTATATCCATCACCTACAATTTTATTAACCTGTGTACCATTCGCATCAATATCTAAGAAAGTTCCTTGTCGATGATACAGACTTATATTCTCATTATTTGGAGTATCATCCATAACAAACAAATGACCAGTTTCAGACTCATAAACTTTAGAATACGGATATTGACCTCCAAATGGAGCAATTGGTTGCTCCCACGTATCAGTATCATTTGCAATAGAAATTTGTTTTGTTCTGGTTGAATCTTTAAACTCAATAGCAGTTTCTTTAATAATACCACGAGCAAGACGATTCGTGTCTGGCTCATCAATTAAATTTCGTAACGGATATTTTTGATTCGGATCTTGAAATCCTATAGATCCTGCAGAAGATCTATCTTCTAATAACGCAGCTTGCTTTAATGGAGGAAGATCTTTAACTTCTTCTTTAGTATAAGTTTTTTGGTCATCCGCTGTAGGTTTATTCGTAGGATCAACAGTAACTGCAGCCCCAAGAAAATATTCATAATATTTTTGTTTCTTTTTATATCCAGTACCATTAGCATCTGCGCCAGTGCGTTTTAATGCGCTTATAAAATAACCTGGATCATTTTGATTATGTTTAACAAATAGAGCATAAAATGCAACAGTGGCAAGAGCAGCTACTTGTGGATCATCAATTAACGACTTAGGTTTATTTACAAAGTCAACTGCGATTCCTCTTGTTGATAAAAACGCTTGTAATTTTGTATATAATGCTTTACCTGTAATTTGATTAAATCCACGACCAAAATACTTTGCTCCATCATCTGCACCTTTGTGCCCAACTAATGATCCATTTCCTTCAGGTGAATATATCTTTTTAAAGAAATCTTCTCGTGTACCTTGCCACTTTACATATGGTTGTGCAGATTCTACTGTTGGAAATGTTCTACGGAAAATTTTCGATAAAGTTTCTGCACTACTATAATAGTATCCTTCTTCAACAGGCAACCAACCAGATTCACCACCACAAATACCTAAAATAGCACACTTTGCATATTTTGATGTTAACCCAACTTTATCGCATGCAGCAATTATATGTTTAATATTTTCTTCTGCTTTTGTTGGATTTGATGTAGACTGTGGAGGTGGTTTAGTTGGTATTGCTTGTTTAAGAACATCATCTGAAGGTTTGTTCGCAACAGGCTGCTCTTTTATGTCTGGTTTATTTGGAGTTGGAGGAGATTCAACAGGAGTACCTAAGGTAGTTGTTATTGTATTACCAGAAATGTCTGTTAAATTATTATCAGTAGAATCCAATACATTAGTTCTTGAATCATCTTCTGCTAATTCTGCTGCTTTTGATTGTGGAACACCACCCAGCGTACCCATCATAATTGGTTGCTGTTGATCTACATCTGCAAAAATAATAACTACTGTTGTACCTTCAACTGGACCAATAGGGGATGTTCCGATACCATTCATTCCAGCAGATGTTACTGGCTGTAATGGAGTAGACCATGGCAAGTCAGAAGTTGGAAGTATAGATTTATCGTGTGTATGCAACCCAACTATTCGAACTTGACAACGTCCTATTTTTAATGGATCATTTCTATTTTCTACTATACCATAGTAAAAGTTCATATTAATTCCTATTCAAATCTATCTGCAATGATTCTTTAATCAATTCGATATTACATTCATGTTTATCTCTATCAATATAGTGATTGATAGCAGATATCAGGTAATATCCTGAAAACATTTTATCTACAACATCAGTATCTTCTTTTGATATCGGTTCAATCTTGTTAAGTGTCACAGAGACCTTTTGTCCAACTGTGTAATCTATTCTACCCATAACAGTAATATCTAAACGATTAGCTTGGGCTAACTTCATTAGAGATAGTCGTTCCTGTATTGTTGAGTAATTAGAAGTATCTCCGAATCCATTAAACTGCCCATATGTTCTAGGATAGTTTATTATCATAGAATTATTTCTAAAAATAGATTTATCAGAATTAATAGGATAAGGGTTTAGGTGTTTTTGTTTATCAAATCGTTGAAACATATTATATGTTTTAACATCATATTTTTTTCTTGTTATATCATAAGATATAGCTTTTGAAGATAACATACCAGATCGTATACGATCCATATAATCATATCCCACAGGAATACTTATCTCCATAATACGCTTAAAGTCTTCTGGAGTATTTCTAGAATCTTTTCCGCTTGCATCACTTTCTCTGGTATATCTGTCATATACAAAATCTTGATACACTCCAGCTTCATATAAAGCATCTAAAGAAACAAAGTAAAAACCATCTCTGTTCTCGAAGAAAGTATAATTAGGAGAATTGGCAGATGCATTAGATGTTAGAAATACTAAATTTTCAACTGGTGACCAATAATTAGAAATATATTTTAAACTGTTTACAGTGGGTTCAACATATAATTGTTTTTTACTCTCAAGTCCATCTGTTGTACCTGTAACAAAAGTTTTAACTATATCTGATATCTTACCACTAAATACCCTACTAATTTTTTTATTTAAATCTACAATAGCTTCTTGAGATATAAAATGTAATTGATATACTACAGAACGATCTCCAACCAATTCTCTGTTTGTTAGTTTGTAGATATAAAATCTAGACTTAACATTACCACGTTCAAGTGATGGAGTTGTTATCTCTAACTCAAGAAATTCTTCACCAATGAATGGGAATAGATTGACTAAATCTAATGATTCTTTAATAATCAAACTTCCAGTTAAGAAAGGTGCAAATAAATCTTCATATAACTGTAGTGTAATAATTTGAGCTGAAATATCCTGATAGAATCCCTTTGATGTTATAATCTGGGCTTTATCAATGCTGACATCACCAGCAAACCTAATTGATGAACTGGGTTGCATTATAATAGATCTTTAAAGTTTTTCAATATAGTATTTAATAATTTCGGTGAAACTAACTTTATTCTTCTTTTAGTTTCATTTAGTCTTCTCTCATATTCATTATTAGAAACTGGATATGCATCTGGATCGTCTGAGTTTACAACAAACCCATCAGAATTTTCATAGTGATGTATAGCATTAATGTTAGTATACTTGTCCTGTATAACCTTAACCAATTTATGCTCTTCTAATGGAAAATCTGTTAAGTAATCAACAGCATCATTGGAAAGCATAACTACCCAATGATACTTAGCATCACCATAAATCTTTTCAGCTATGATTTCTGGAGTCTCTCCATCTTCAATATCATACTCATCGTATATCGTTACACTGGACAGAATCTCTTTACGTACTCTTACGTTTCTAGTGATGTCAGTAACAATAGAAGTCTTTAATATATCACCATATTTGAAATCATATAAAAAATTTGGAAAATCTTTGAAGTACATTATAGACCATCCTTAACTTTATCTTTGGTAAGAAGTGCAAGCTCACGGAACGATAGTGTTACATTAATCTGTGTGGGCATACCATCCTCGAATGTATTGAAAGTACCATTAGGTGTATAGTTAACATTCATTTCTGTTAGAACGCAAGATGTATGGCGATGAAGATGTAAGTTTTCTTGGGTTCCTTGATAATAGTAAATATCAAATTCAGAAGGGTAGATATAAACGAAGTTATTCGTATCTTTGAACTCTGGATGCATATGATACTTAAACTCTTGAATAATCTTCATGACATTCTTAGCCTCAGATTCATTTCTTGGAAAGAATTGATAATCAAAAGAGAATGTTCTAAAATCTACACCCTTAAATACTTGTTCCTTTTTAGGGTTTGCAGCAATACCAAGAGCAGCAGAGTTAGCTCCAGCATTTGGTCCTTTGGATAATGCAAAGTTAGCTAGAACAGCAGCACCAACACCTTTAACATCGCTGCTTTTACCTTCTGAATCAACAGCCTTCATAATCTCTTCAATTCCTTGACCAGCTGCTTGCAGCATCATAGTGTCATCATCAGACCACTGCATACCATAACGAATAGCTAATTGATTCGGTGTGTGTAAAGCAATAGCAGTTTTTAGTCTTTTCTGTGAACGAGTTGCGTCTGGTGCCAAAGTTGCAGCAATACTTTAACTGGTGCATTTGCCGCAATGCTACCACCAAAAATACCAGCTAGAGTATTGACTGCAGCATTAGCACCAATTAACTGGTCTTTAGATAGATTAGAGGCAATTAAATCTCCACGATCTCTTCCCTCAGTCTGGTCTAGTTCAACTGTAGCTGCAGCATTAGAACCTTTAAATAATTTAGAATCACTGGCAACATTGATATAAAACACTACATAATTACCACCGTATTTCGAAGACATAAGGTCTGCAGGATATGTATAGTTTGTTATATCATATTTCCTTGCATTAAATGTTGTTGCACCACCACGTGGAGTATATAGATTAGGTTTTTGTTGTGGTTGTTTTTCTTTTGTTGTTGCCATTTTTACCTTTAGCCTAAATAAGATGATTATTCTATCACATATTTATGTTCCATAAAAGACGATACGTCCCTGTATTTCCAGAAAAGTATAATGGAGACCCAACTAATATCATAATGAGATCTAGTTGGGAGACTAAATTCGCCTCTTGGTGTGATAAAAATCCAGGTATCATTAAATGGAGTTCTGAAGAAACAGTAGTTCCATATAGATGCCCAACAGATGAAAAAATTCATCGTTATTTTATAGATTTTAAAATTACAACTAGTGTTGGGAAAACATATCTAGTGGAAGTTAAACCAGCTAAACAAACTCAACCACCAGAGTATCCTGGTCGTAGAACTCAGAGATATTTAGTTGAATCTTTAACATTTATGAAAAATCAAGCTAAATGGAAAGCTGCAGATGCCTACGCAAAAGATCGTGGTTGGGAATTTAAAATTATAACAGAATATGAGTTAGGATTGGCAACTAAATAACTAATATGGCCACTTTATCTATTAAAGACGTTTTCGAAAGAAACAAGTACGACTTACAGACAGCTGCTGTTAAGTCTAGATCTTGGTTCGAGCAACAGGTTTACCAATTGGGTAGGCAGAATTACACACCTCCTAGAATACTAAATGGTAATACAGAACAAAATGTTAGCAATATAATCCCTGGAAATTTGTACATGTACATGTACGATCCAAAACTAAAGGCTACACTACCATACTATGATAGATTTCCTCTAGTCTTTCCATTTAGTAAAACTCCAGATGGTTTTATCGGATTGAATATGCACTATCTTCCATACCAACTTAGAATGGTTTTATTGGATAGACTTCTTACCTTTAGAACTAATGCTAGAATGGATGAAACTACTAGGTTAAGATATTCTTGGAGTACTATAGATGGAGTTTCTAAATTCGCAGCTGCGCAACCATGTATTAAACGATACTTAAATGATCATATTAGAAGTAAGTTTAGAAAAATTAATGCAGATGACTGGGCTACTGCAATGTTGCTCCCAGTAGAAAGATTCGTTGGGGCTAGTAAAGAAGCTGTGTGGCAAGAATCAAAAAGAATAATTAGAAGATCATAAAAATGATAGAACAATTTATAGCTGACATTAAAACTAGAGGTTTGTCTAGATCAAACAGATATACTGTTTCATTTGTTCCACCTGTCTCTTTGAATAACATTAATTTAGGAAGTATCATGTTGCTTTGCGATCAAGCAACACTTCCAGGGGTTTCATTCTCGACAACTCAAATTAGAACATTCGGTGAATTTAGAGAAACACCATATGAAAAACTATTCGACAATGCATCTTTTTCTTTTTATGTAGACAAAGAAATGTATGTTAAATATATGTTCGACCAGTGGATAAATTCTGTTCAAGATCCAGAAACAAGAAAATTTAACTACTACGACGCATATACAACAGACTGGTCAATTGATGTGCAAGACTTATTAAATAATACACGATATACATTGACTATGTTTGAATGTTATCCAAAGGCTATAAACTCTATTCAATTAGATTATGCTTCTAAAGACATTATGAAAATTAACGTATCAATACAGTATAAAAATTGGCAAGCTGGAACTCGAAGTGTTTTAGAAGTGGATGATGTTATTGATGCGCAAATTTTGAATGAGTATTACAACAATTTCTATAAGTATCAAAATTCAAATAATGGAAATAGCGATATGGAATTCAATGACTCTTCATTTGGACAACAGTTTAATAAATTCGCAACTAAGCTACCAACATAATGTATAAGGATTGAAATGAAAATTGATGATAGTTTATCTGAAGTGTTTGATATAGCACCTATTGTTAAAAACGAAGTAGCCATGCAGGAGACTGTAGTTATTGACAACACAGATAACAAAATTGAATCTGACTATGATATCACTAGAAGTAATCTTCGTTCTCTCTTAACAACTGGACAAGATGCCTTAGTTCAAGCACTTGAAGTAGCCAAACAATCTGAACATCCACGTGCCTTTGAGGTTGTGGGTAATTTAATGAAACAACTTGCTGACGTGAACCAA